TTATCACCATTAGATTATTTTGTAGCCCTTGATTCGGGAGATCCAGATTTAGCTATTCGAACTTACAAAATGAGAACTGATCCAGAGTATGCTAAATTAGAAGAAGCTAAGACATTATCAATACCTTTAGATGAAGGTACTTACGATGTAATGAACGATCAAATGAATGTTCCTAACATAGATGAAACAACTGCTAAACCTTTGTATGATTATGCAACAGGTGGCCGTGTTGGATTTAGCGGAGGTGGTGCAGTAGGAGCTGATGATAATTTTGCAAAAGAATTAGAATATTATTTTACAAATCCAGAAGCAGAACTACCTCAGATGCAAACATTTAAAGAAACTATGAATCCAGTTACACATTTAAATGATATGCTTGATCCAAGAAACGCTCTTTACTACGCAGATATCCTAGCACGATCAGGAGTAAGAGTTGCAGAGTTTGGTGCAAGAATATTACCTGCACTTGGTAAACTTGCAACTGACTTAATACAAAAACCTGCATTCAAAGTTGTAGATGCAGATTCGGATTATGTACAAGATTATAATCTACCTGGTGGTAAATTATTTATTGATGAATTTGATATGATGGATACTGGCAAGAAAAAAACATTAAAAGGTACAGGAATCTTTACTGAGTTTTTACAAAACATAACTCCAACATCTATGGAGAAAAAACTTGGACTTGATAAATTAATTGAAGGTGAAAAACAAAAAATGATTGATAGAGGATCTACTGCAGCTCCAGTTGCTTTAGGAGAAACAGTTGGTCTTGGTGTTGAATTAGTTGCACCAATATTTCCAGGTGTTAAATTTTTACAATCATATGCAAAGGCTAGAAATCTTCCCGTAGATGATGTTACAAAACAAGTTATGGAAAAAGAAATTGATGAAGTGTTAAATGCAAAAGGAACTAATAGAAGAGAATTTTTAAAAGTCAGTGGTGCAGGAGGCGCGGTCATTTTAGCAAAGATGTTAGGCTTTGGTGATGACTTTGGAAGAGTTGCAAAAGTTGCAGAAAAAACTGCAGTTAAAACTGCAAACGTTGCAGGTAAGCCTGCTTGGTTTGATGCATTAGTTTCTAAAGTTATTAGAGAAGGAGAAGATGTTACAAAACAATTTGCAACAAAAGATAGAGAAACTGTTCACGTAATGAAGTTAGGTGAACAAGAAGGTGTGAGAGTTTCTCAAGATTTAGAAACTGGAAACATTACAGTTGATTATGATTCACCTACAAACATGGGTGAACAAAGTGTAACTTTAAATTATAAAGCACCTGAACAATTAGAAAATGGTGTAACAGTACCAGCTAAATTTGAAGCACTAGAAATAGAGCCGAGAGGAATAAGAATGGGACCTGATGATTATGAGATAGAGTTTGACGGTGAAAATATTGTAGAAGGAATTGAAGATTTAAACTCTGATGTTTCTAGTTTAAAACAATTTGCAACAGGTCAGTTAGATGAAACAGATTTAAAAATTAGACAAGAGAAACTTAAAAAAGTACAAGACCTAAATGAAAACCAAGTATCTCAAGCAGAATATTTAGAAACTAAGTATGGTCCTGGCGATGAGGGTAGTCCTTATTATCAAGACTTTTCAGACTATGACTAAAAAACTAACAACCACAATACCACCTAAAAGAGGACCCAATCCACAAGGCTTGAATATTCCTCTAAAACAGGTTAAAACATCCAATACACCGGAGAATATAAATGGCAGATATAGACAAATCGTTACCAAACGTAAAAACATCGATCGAGGTTGATCCTCAAGAGGAAATCGAAATTGAAGAACAGAAAGCTGAAGAGCTTTCTGAACAACCCGTTGAAGTAAACGAACAAGAAGATGGAAGTGTTGAAGTTAATTTTGATCCAAGCAAAGTTAACATCGAAGGGCAACCAACTCACTTTGATAATTTAGCAGAATTACTTCCAGAAGATATTACAGATCCAATTGGAAATGAGCTTGTAGAAAATTACATGGACTACAAAGCATCAAGAAAAGATTGGGAACAAACTTATAAAACAGGTTTAGATTTATTAGGTTTTAAGTATGACCAAAGAACAGAACCTTTTACTGGAGCTTCAGGTGCAACACATCCCGTGCTTGCAGAAGCTGTTACACAATTCCAAGCAGGAGCTTACAAAGAATTATTACCTGCTGAAGGACCAGTCAGAACTCAAATAGTTGGTAATCCAGATCAAGCAAAAGCAGCTCAAGCTCAACGTGTTAAAGATTACATGAACTACGAATTAATGGAGAAGATGGAAGAGTATGAACCAGAGTTTGATCAAATGTTATTTCATTTACCACTCGCAGGTTCTACATTTAAAAAAGTTTACTATGATGAACTGTTAGGTAGAGCTGTTTCTAAGTTTGTACCTGCAGATGATTTAGTAGTTCCGTATTCAGCTACCTCATTAGATGATGCGGACGCAATTATCGAAACAATAAAAATATCTGAAAACGATTTAAGAAAACAACAAGTCGCTGGTTTCTATTCTGATATAGAATTACAAAAACCACAAGACAAAGAAGATGAGATTGAGAAAAAAGAACGAGAACTAGAAGGAACTAGAAAATCAGGTAAACAAGAAATGGTATACACTCTTTTAGAGTGTCATGTTAATTTAGATTTAGAAGGGTTTGAAGATAAAGATGATGAATTAAACCCTACAGGAATAAAATTACCTTACATCGTAACTGTTGATGAAACTTCAAGAAAAGTTTTATCAATCAGAAGAAACTACGAACCAACAGATCCAAAGAGAAATAAAATCCAATATTTTGTCCATTTTAAATTTCTACCGGGTCTAGGGTTTTATGGCTTTGGATTAATTCATATGATTGGCGGATTGAGCAGAACTGCAACAGCTGCTCTCCGTCAATTATTAGATGCAGGAACTTTATCTAATTTACCTGCTGGATTTAAACAAAGAGGTATTAGAGTTAGAGATGAAGCGGCTCCATTACAGCCAGGTGAGTTTAGAGATGTAGATGCACCAGGCGGTAATTTAAGAGATGCATTTATGACTTTACCTTACAAAGAACCAAGTCCAACATTATTACAATTAATGGGTGTTGTTGTTTCTGCAGGTCAAAGATTCGCGGCTATTGCTGATATGCAAGTGGGTGAAGGAAATCAAAGTGCTGCAGTTGGAACTACAGTTGCATTACTTGAAAGAGGTTCAAGAGTTATGTCTGCAATCCACAAAAGATTGTATTCAGGAATGAAAAAAGAATTTAGATTACTTGCAAAAGTATTTAAAACTTACTTACCACCGGTTTATCCATTTGATGTAGTTGGTGGAAGAAGAGAAATTAAACAAATGGATTTTGATGACAGAGTAGATATTTTACCTGTTGCAGATCCAAATATATTCTCAATGGCTCAAAGAATATCTATGGCCCAAACAGAATTACAACTTGCAACATCGAATCCACAAATACATAATTTGTATTCTGCTTATAGAAAAATGTACGAAGCGTTAGGTGTAAAAAATATTGATCAAATATTACCACCACCTGCTCCAGTACAACCTATGGATCCAAGTTTAGAGCACATCAATGCGTTAGGAGCAAAACCTTTCCAAGCATTTAGAGCTCAAGATCATAGAGCACACGTTACAGCGCATTTAACGTTCATGTCTACTAACATTGTAAGAAATAATCCTATGGTTATGGCTTCAATACAGAAAAATATACTTGAACACATCAGTTTAATGGCTCAAGAACAAGTAGAATTAGAGTTTGCAGAGCAATTACAACAAATTCAAATGCTACAAGTACAAGCACAACAAGATCCAATGGCTCAACAACAGCTACAAAAGTTTTCTCAAGACATTGAAGCGAGAAAAGCAGTACTTGTTGCAGAGTTAACAGCTGATTTTGCGAAAGAAGAGAAGGAAATTACGTCTCAATTTGATAATGACCCTCTTCTAAAACTAAAATCAAGAGAAGTTGACCTAAGAGCAATGGAAAATGAACGAAAAAAACAAGCTGACCAAGAAAAAGCAGACCTTGATAGAGCAAAATTAGTCCAAGCAAGAGAATTAGCTGAAGATAAGATGGATCAAAACGAAGATTTAGCTAAATTAAGAGCTGGAGTTAGTCTTGCAGGCAAAGGAATTAGTCAAGCTAACATAATGATGGAGGAATAATTATGCCAATGACTGAAAAAGGTAAAAAAATTATGAAATCGATGAAAAAACAATATGGTAAGAAAAAAGGTGAAAAGATATTCTATGCATCTAAGAATAAAGGTGTTATAAAAGGGGTAGAAAAAGGTAAAAAATCATGATGAACTATAAAAAACAAAAAGACATTAACATTCCTGATCAAAATGTAGAAGTAGATCCAAGATCTAAGACTACAGCTGACAAAGCGTTCAATGGTTTACCAATGGGTGACAAAGAACAAGTCAGAGGTCAAAAAAGAATGTTAGCTGATAAGAAAAGAAAAGCTACTTGGTACTAATATGTGGTTCGGTGCTATTAAATTAGCCGTTCAAGCTGGCTCTCACATTTTTAAAAATCGTCAGAAGACTAAAATGCTTATGGCGGACGCACAAATGCGTCATGCAGAAAAAATGGCAAATGGAGAAGCAGAATACCAAGGTAAATTGTTAGAGGCAAGGCAATCGGACTGGAAAGACGAATTTATTTTAATTTTACTTTCGGCTCCAATTGCGTTATTATCGTGGGCAGTGTTTTCGGATGATCCAAGTGCAATGGAAAAAATGAAATTGTTCTTTGAATATTTTTCACAACTTCCATTTTGGTATCAGACAATTTTCGTGGGCGTCATAGCGAGCGTTTACGGACTTAAAGCAACTGATTTAATTAAAAGGAAATAAATATGGCAAACCCAAGATATAATAAACAAACTACTAACACGAGAGTTTGTAGAAGTAGTGGATCACCTAAATCGGGTGAAAAACCTATGAAACAAAAATACAAAGGCTTTTCAAAATTACCTGAAAGAGTTCAAAAGAAAATTAATAAAGATTTAGCAAAGAAGGTTTAATATGAATAAATTTAATAGATCAAATTTTAAGGATGGTGGTTCTTCAGAATACCACACAACTAAAGAAGGCAAAAAAGCTAAAAAAGGTCTTTGGTATAACATTCATCAAAAAAGAAAACGTGGTGAAAAAATGAGAGCAAAAGGTGCAAAGGGTGCACCAACAGCAGAGGCTATTAAAAAATCTCAAGCGTAATGTTTAGAAAA